CTCTTGTTGGTGGTTACTTTGAACGCAAGGCAGAAGAGAAGAAGGCTGTCCATGAGCGTAAGATGGTAGCTATTCAGCAGGACGCTAACTGGGAAAACATCCATGCTAACAACGCAGCTAACTCATGGAAAGACGAGTGGTTTACCATTTTGTTTTCTGTCCCGTGTGTGCTTGCGTTCTTTCCTAGCATGGTGCCTGTAGTTATGTCTGGGTTTGCCGCTCTAGATGCCATGCCTGAGTGGTACAAAGGTTTTCTAGGAGCTGCTGTAGCGGCATCGTTTGGCCTGCGTGGTCTGGCTAACTGGAAGAAGTAATTATGGCTGTTAGAGGCGAAAACACAGAGATACCACCCGGAGAAATTCCCGGTCCTACTATTCCCGGAGACGGCGGCATTAGAATCAACGGTCGTTTTGTAACCAATGATGACATCTTTGATATGTTGTCTGCTATTATGGTAGGTACTCAAGGTGTTCCTGAGGGTACAAGTGAAGAAGTACTTCGGCGTCTTGAAGGCAGACAAATAGATACTCAAGCACAGCTAGAGGCGGCAGTTAATCAGGTAATTACCGAAGCTTACGAAGAAGCTCAAACTATTGTTGACACAATGGTTGATAATCCAGAGGCGCTTGCGGACATGGAAGATCCGGGGCCTTTGATTACTACTGTTTTAGAAAGCGGAGCAATGCAGTTTGCAGGCACTACTCCTACTACTCCTATTACTACAGTAGGAGACCGTGTTGTTCTTCGTGGTGGCGCTGGTGTTACTATAGACATTAAAAAGGTTATAGATGCTGGTGGTAGGGTTTTTGGTGAAGGCGGTATTCTAGACGCTGTAATTCCTTACATTCCCGGAATATCGCTTCCTAACTGGATGCCCACTGCTGGTGTAATCTTTTTGCCTTCAGTAGGAAAAGCCATAGAAAATATTGGCAATATTATTGAAAATACAGACATTACTGGCGCTATTGAAGAAGGCGACATTGGTGAAATACTAAACGACATTGGTACTATTATTGTTGGTGCTGGTGGAGAAGTAGTAGGCGAAGTACGAGAACAAGTCGATAAAATTATTGGGCAAATAACAGGAGCGGTAGCAGATCCTACTCAGGCAGGAACCATTATTGGTGGCGTGTTAGCAGGTAGTTTTCCCTCTGGCATTCCTGATTGGCTGGGCGGTATTCTTGCAGAAAACGTAGGTAGTGCTGTGTATGGCGCTGCTCGTAATGTCTTGGTCAACTCAGGTACAGCAACAGAATCACAACTTCCGTTTACTCAAGAAACGCCAGAACAAGACCCTACTCTTATGTTTACCCACAGGGGTGACAACTACTTCGTCAACAAAACAGAAGACGAGTACTTTCAGTTAGCAGAAAGTGAAGACTTTGCTTTTGAGCTAGACGGGCAGTACACTAGGGAGCAACTAGAAAGCACTGGTTTAGAAACAGTTAGCTCAGGCTCTTATCAGTCTTTGTTGGACGACTACTCCTTCTACGCACTAACAGAAGATATCTATGAGTACCCTATAGAAGAGTTGATAGCACGGTACGAAGCAGAAGGAGGAATACTTCCGAATGACTGGGATCTTCTTGACGAAGAATCACGGTACAACTTCTTCATTGATGACTTCCGCAGTACGGAAGAAGTAGACGTTGAGCCACAACCAGAACCAGAGCCTCCTGTAGACTCTACACCACAACCAGAGCCTGAACCAGAGCCTCCTGTAGACTCTACACCGGAACCAGAGCCAACTCCTGAACCACAACCAGAGCCGACTCCTGAACCACAACCTCAGCCAGAACCAGAACCTGAGCCAACTCCAGAGCCTGCTCCGGGAACAGACACTTCAGTAATCGAAGGCTTGTTTGCTGACTTCTTGGCACAGATGGACGAAGAGTTTACAGGCCAACAAGAGCAGATCAACCAGATTATTCAAAACTTTGTTGAAACGTTGCCTGACTACAACGCAATGCCTACAATGGAAGACATTGCTGAGTACTTTGAAGTTAACGGTGTAAACCTGTCACAACAGAACTTTGACCGTATACAACAAGAGTTAGCAAATGCTGGCTACTTAACACAGGACCAGTTAACAGAAGCATTAACTGGTGTTGCTACGCCAGAGCAAGTACAGGAAGCTATACAAAACGCTGGTTTTGCTACACCAGAACAGGTAATGCAGTACTTAGCAGAAGCAGGGTACGCAACACCAGAAGACATTAGTAATGCACTAGCTAACTCAGGGTTTGTTACAGAAGATCGTTTGTTGTTAGCACTGGCAGAAGCTGGGTACGCTACACCAGAGCAAGTAGAAGAAATTGTAAACACTGCTATTGGCAACATCGTTATACCTGAAGGCGCTACTACAGAAGAAGTACGGCAGTTAATACAAGAAGCTATTGACGGTATACCTGAAGGTATTTCTCTTGAAGACGTAGGTAACTTAGTTAACGAAGCTATTGCTAACATAGAGTTTCCTGAAGGCTTGTCCGGAGACGACGTTAGAAGTATTGTAGACAGCTTTGGGTTTGCTACTTCTGCTGACGTACAAGCTGGCTTTGCTGATCTTAACCAACGTTTTGACGACGCTATCAACGGTATTGCTACACAGTTTAGCGATCAAGAAGCAGAGTTTCTAGCTAGTATTACAGGCCTTGAAGCGTCACTGATTCAGTCTCTTGCAGCAGTAGAAGGTGGACTCAGTGCTGAACTAGAGATGCTAGACCGTGACCTAGTGTCTCTTAGAGAAGACGTAGCTAATCGTTTTGATGAGTACAGAGAGTTTACAACGGAACAGTTTGAGCTTGCTGCTAGTGAACGACAAGAGCTACAACGAGCTATTATTGCAGCTAACGGTGACATTACACAGTTAAGCGCCGACATGCAGCAGATGTTTGCAGACTTTGGTGGCACTATTTCTGATCTGTTTGCTGGCGTAGGTGTTGACATTGCTGCGCTACAAGCAGGACAAATAACGCAAGAAGAAGCACTAGATCAACTACGTACATCTTTAAGCGAACAGTTTTCTACAGCACAAGCAGAGCGTCAGGAGCTACAACAAGCAATCATAGCTGTTGGTGGTGACGTAACTCAGCTTAGTGACGACATGATGCTTCGGTTCCAACAACAGGACCAGACCATAGAGGAACTGTTTGCTGGTACTAATGTAAACATTGAAGCACTGCGTCAGGGACAAATTAGCCAAGCAGAAGCTTTAGAAGCTTATCAGCAGTACACAACAGAACAGTTTGGTCAGGCACAACAGGAACGTTTAAACTTAGCTCAGGAAATAATCAGCGTTGGTGGTCAGGTAGAAAACCTTAGTGCTGATAGTTTACAAAGATTTACTGAGTTAAATTTATCTCTTGGTGATCTAGAGAATGAGTTTAATGTAAACTTTGAAGCACTACGTGACGGGCAGATTAGTCAGGCCGAGGCCTTTGGTCAGTTTAGAGAAAGCGTAAGTACACGTCTAGGATTAGGAGAAGAAGAAAGAGAAGAAATCCTAAGACGACAAGCTGAGTTTGAACGTATTTATGGTGAAGAGCAACAAGAGCTACAAGAGCAAATAATGGGTGGTAACATACTAACTGCTTTAGCTGCTGGCGGTATGTTTGCCCCTGCTCCTGCTGCTCCTGCTAGAGCGCCTTACAAAGAGTTTATGAAAGGGTTAACACCTAGACAAACAGAAATAGTTCCTTTAGCTATTAAGACACCAGCAGTAGACTATAACGAAGAAGCGCAACAAGTAATTAGACGCACACGAGGAATGTTAGTATGACATATTTAAACCTAATGAATAATGTGCTTCGTCGGTTGCGTGAAGACGAAGTTACTACAGTCACGTCTACTGCTTACAGCAAAATGGTTAGTGACTTTATTAACGACTCTAAAAAAATAGTAGAAGAAGCAACTGATTGGTCAGCGTTACGAAGCACTGTGGTTATTCCTACTACTGCTTCCGACAACACTTACTCTTTAACAGACTGCGGTGACAACGTAAAAGTTATGTCGGTGTTAAACGACACTGAAAACTGCTTTATGGACTATCAGACAAAGGACTGGTTTAACGAACAGTTGTACTTAGTAGCAGCAGCAGAAGGCGCACCACGTTACTACACCTTTAATGGTTTAGACTCTAACGGCGATACACAAGTCCTTGTAGGTCCAACTCCTAACGGCGTGTACAACCTACGGTTTGACGTAATTAAACGACAGGCAGACTTGACTAGCGACTCAGACGTGTTGCTTGTACCAGCGATGCCTGTGATTCACCTTTCGGTAGCCTTATTAGCCCGTGAGCGTGGAGAGACAGGCGGTACTTCTACTGGTGAGTACTTTGCTATTGCTGATAAGTTTTTGGCTGACGCTATTGCTATAGACGCAGCAAAGCATCCTGAAGAAATGGTATTTAGGACTATTTGATATGGCGCAAGAATTACGTAGTATCAACCTTGTAGCTCCTGCGTTCAAAGGTGTTAACACCGAAGACTCTCCCTTGGCGCAGGACCCATCCTTTGCTGAGATTGCAGACAACGCTGTAATCGACAAACGGGGCCGTATTGCTGCACGTAAAGGCCATAATGTTATTACAACCACAAAGACTGTCCTTGGGTCTGACTCTATACGAGCCATAAAAGAGTTTAAGGACAACGCAGGAAACACTGAGGTATTTTCTGTAGGCAACAATAAAATTATTAGTGGCACAACTACGTTAGTTGACGAGACACCTGCTAGTTATACAATTACTTCTGACAACTGGAAGATGGTCAACTTTAACGACAAGATTTATTTCTACCAGAGAGCCTACGAGCCTCTTGTGTACGACAACACAGGCGGCTCTGTTGTCAAGTTAAGTACCGTATCAGGTGCGTCAGCAGCAGGAGACATTCCAAAAGCTAACGAGGTTTTGTCTGCTTATGGTCGCCTGTGGTGTGCTGACATAGCTAACGAAAAGTCCATAGTGTACTGGTCTGACCTGTTGATTGGACATGACTGGACAGGTGGTACTAGCGGGTCTATAGACATATCCAAGGTCTGGCCTGACGGCTACGACGAGATTGTAGCACTGGCTGCACACAACGGTATGTTAATTATCTTTGGTAAGCACAGTATTGTAGCGTACCAAGGCGCAGAGGCCCCTGCTACTATGACACTGGCTGACACCGTGGCTGGTGTGGGTTGTGTAGACAGAGACACTGTGCAGTACACGGGTACAGACGTGTTGTTCTTGTCACACACTGGACTCAAGAGTTTCGGCAGGACAATACAGGAAAAGTCCTTGCCTATCAGCAGTTTGTCAGGAAACATCACAAAAGACATTATTGCTGCACTACAGACAGAAAACGATTTCTTCAGGTCTGTCTATAGTCCAGAAGAAGGTTTTTACCTATTAACTTTTGTAGGTCAAGACGTAACCTACTGCTTCGACGTTCGAGGAACAACAGAAAACGGGTCTTATCGTGTGACACGTTGGGTGTCTACAGGGTTTACTTCTTATACAAGACAAGAAAACGGTACGTTGCTCGTGGGTACGTCTAATGGAATTAGTGAGTACGACGGCTATCAAGACAACGGCAACCCTTATCGTTTTAAGTACTATAGCCCAAGCTTAACTTTTGGTGACAGCTCTAGAATCAAGATTTTGAAGAAGCTGAAGCCAACACTGGTTGGTGCTAACAACGCAACAGTGTTCCTTAAGTGGGCTTATGACTTTAAAAGTTCTTACGCAACAGCAGAATTTACAGTGGGTGACCAGATTACAGGGTTTTTTGGTCAAAGTGAATACACTACAGTAGAGTTTACGGGTGGTGCTTTGACAAACCAAAAGAGTTTAAACGCCACAGGATACGGCACAAGTATAGTAGTTGGACTAGAGGCTGACATTGATGGCTCTACATTATCACTACAGGAGATTAACGTAATGGCCTTGATAGGTAAATTGTTATAAGAGGATTTTATAATGTGGGATTTTTTAGAAGATCTAGGTAAGTTCCTAATAAAGCCAGAGGTTTTGCTTCCCGGCGTAGTCGGCGGGTTGTTAACGGGCGAAGCTTACGGTCGCCTTAGCGACATAGGTAAACAGGCTAGGACAGGGGCTGAAGAACTTGCTGCACAACAGATGGAGCAGACACAGTTTAGACCCTTTACTGTGACTACTGCTACTGGTGCTGGCTTAGGGACTCAGGTTACTCCTGAAGGAGCCATAGAAACTACTATGGGTTTGTCTCCTCAAGAACAAGCCATGCAGCAACAGTTGTTCGGTGGTGCTGGTGGATTCTTTGGTCAGGCAATGCAACCTACTGTAGATCGTGAACAGGCTATATTCGAGCGCATGAGAGCAGCGCAGCGTCCTGAAGAGCAACGACAGCGTCTTGCTACAGAAGAGCGTATGGCGGCTCAGGGTCGTCTTGGTCTTAGCTCTGCAGCGTATGGTGGTGCTACTCCAGAATTGCTGGCACAAGAGACTGCTATTAATGAAGCACGTAACAGAGCTATGTTAGGAGCTATGCAGCAGGCACAAGCAGAGCAAATGCAACAGGCTGCTTTAGGTCAACAATTCTTGGGCGCTGGTTACCTACCACAGCAGCAGCTTCTAGCAGCTACTCAGCCTGCACAGCAGTTGGCAGCGTTGCAGCAACAGGCACAGCTACAGGGTGCTGGTTTGTTCGGTGAAGCTACTATGTCTGGTCTTGAGGCGCAGCTTATTGCAGAACAAGCACGAGCCAACCTCTTGGGTCAAACGGGTACAGGACTTTTGTCAGGCGCTCTTACTCCTAAAGCACCGTCTTATAATATTGATATATCTTCTATTATCCCCGGATTAGGAGGAGGCTCAGATGGCTAAGTTTTCACAAGAGTTTTTAAGACAAATGGCTACTCCTGCTTACGGGCAGGGGTTGTTTACTGCTGCACAACAAGCGGCACAACTTCCTGCACAACTTAGGCAGCAACAACAAGCGCAACAACAACGTCAACAATTGGCTCAGATTAACACTAATTCACCTGAGGGTCTGCTTCAATTAGCTCAGTTTTACCGACAGAAGGGTGACGTAGCTAATGCTGTGAAGTACGAAGAAGCAGCACGTAAGTTGCAAGCACAAATCACAGCAGAAACAGCCTTTGGCGCACGTAAGACAAACCTCGCTGCTGCCGCTACTGCTTTGGGACTACCTGAGCTTGCTTCGCGTGTTGAAGGCGTGGCTGATAAAGAAGAGCTTAAGGAAATTGCTAAAGAAATTCGTAAGGCAGAGCTTGATAAAATGCCTACTCAAAGTCCTTTAGTACGCAAGCGTATGGCAAATGCGGCTGGTATTTCTCCAGACTTGTTTGATGAACTTGAGTTAGCAACGGTTCGTGACAGTGTTTTCAATGAGTACATCTCAGGTGAAAAAGGCGACCTCAAGCCTTTCCAAAGAGACAACAAAGTTGAGTTCTTCCGTGTCAACGAGCGTGGTCGTGTATGGAGCGACGAAACACAAAAGTGGGTTGAAGCAAGCGAACTTGGGTTGGAACAGGCACCACCTCAGATACAACGTGTAGAGAACATCGCCACAGGTATGGCAGACGAGTTGGCTAAAGTAGGTGCTAAAAACTTTGCCGAAGCACACGAGAATGCTAGACTTGCCGCAGACGCCCTTGGGTCAGTCAACCGTACACTCCCGACGATTGACAACATGTTTACAGGCGCTGGTGCAGAGCTTAAACTAAACATTTCTAGATATTCTCGTGCCTTTGGTCTTGACGTGGTTGACCCTTCTACTATCGCTGACACAGAAGCTTACATTGCAGAGTCAGGTAGACGTGTGGCACAGTATATTAGTAATTTAGGTGCTGGTACGGGCTTGTCAAACGCTGACCGTGAGTACGCAGAGAAAGTAGTAGCAGGCAACATTACTGTTGACAGAGTAGCTCTAAAGCGTCTTTTGGGTGTAATCAAAGACAATGCACAGCGTACCATTAAAAACTACAGAGACACGCGAGCTACCCTAGAAGAAAAATTAGGAGAAAACGCACCTGCTTTAGCATTCTATGGCGACATCTTTGTAGATGCTGGTCCTACTGCTTCTGGTCTATCTCCACAAGCACAGAGCTACTTAACTCCATAAGAGGTATTTATGCAATACACCCAACAACAGTACAAGGCGGCTATTGACGCTGCGTTGGCTGCAGGTGACCGCCAGTCTGCTGAAGAACTAGCGGAACAGGCTGCAGAGCTTTATGGTCCTTTACAACAGCCGCAACAACCACAGCAGCCTTTTGGTCCCGGCATAGGTCTTCAACAGGCGTCTCAGACGTTGCAAGAAGAAGCGCAACAGTTTGCACCGGAAGTACAACGACGGTTTGCTAGAGTTGCTGGTGAAGACCCTAGTGTTGCAGAGCAGGTCTTTAGAGCGCCAGAAGCCGCAGCCATTGGCGTATCACAAGCTGCTAGAGCGGGAGGTGCGGCCTTAAGTAGTTACATTGGTGGTTTGTTGCCTCAGTCAGTTAAAGAAGGCGCACAGGACTTGTTTGCTCAAGTTCAAAACACTGAAGCATTTAAGACAGCTGCCAGTGCTGCCTCTAAGGGTTACGAGTTCTACCAAGACTGGGCAGCTAAAAACCCAGCAATAGCAGAGCGTTTTGAAACGTCTATTGACTTAGGTGCGCTTTTTAGCCCTCGTCCCGACATGCCTGACGTAGGTTTGCCTGAAGGTGTGGTTAGAGGCGCACAAAAGCAAGCCCGTGAAGCAATCAGAGATGACAGAATCACAGGCACAACTAAGCTAATTGAACCAGAGGTTTTGCCCGGAGACGCTGTAGCAGAAGAAGTAGGCCCACTCCGTAGACGTGAGTGGCAACCTAACGCTAGGGACTTAGGCGTCATTGAAACACTGGCTGACATCAAAGAAGTCAACCCTAAGCGTTCCTACACCTACAACTATCGTGTTGTACAAAAGGACATCGCTAATTCTGCAAAATCTGTGGACAACATGATTGTAGCCCAGAACAAAGCCATTGACACTGACGTGTTGACAGAAGACCTACTAGGGGCAATCAACGAGTTCAAACAAGACCCTGTGTTCCGTTTGGCTACGGGGGACGCACAGAAGATTGCTGCAGAACTTGGGGAGATTGCTTTGGAACTTGTGCAAAAACACGGTACAGACCTAAATGGTGTACTAAAGGCACGACGTGAGTTTGACGCAGCATTGCGTAGGGCTTCTTCTACTGTGCTTGACGCAGAGTCTGCTTCTGGTAGAGCTTTGGCAGCTAAGGCCATACGTAACGTCCTAAACAACACCCTCAAGACAAACACTAGAGGCGAAAAACTGCACAACCTGCTGGACCGTCAGCATAACGGGTTCCTTGCTTTGGACGCTATGGCTAACAAACGGGCGAAAGAAGCGTCAAACGCATTAGCTAGACTTTTTGACAGAGTCAAGGACGTAGCAAATTTACCCTCAACCCCTCTCGCATTAGCCGCTACCACTACTGCTGCAGCTACGACTGCTTCTGCTGCTTTAGGCGGTACTGCGGCAGCGGTCGGCACTGCTGCGGCTAGTTTAGGTCTCTATGGTGCGTATCTTTCGTTAAAACCTAAGAGACGACTTAAGGCTTACGCAGAACTTCTGTCAGGTGTTGACAAAGCGATGAAAGGAACTAAGGACGCTTATCTACTAAAACAGTTTGAAATGGACAGAGCTTTGCTCGTAGACCTCATTGACCAGACACGAGAGGAAACGAAAGAAGATGAGTGATTTTCAGAAGTTTCGTAGGGAAATGAAAATAGCCTCTAGACAGAAAGAAAGAGAGGCCGGAAGACTTATTGGCAAGGCTGTGGCTAGTCCTGTGACAACCGTTGCTGGCAACATTGCAGAGGACTTTCGTGCAGGACGTGAGCAGTATCAAACTTCTCAAGAAGAGCTTTTTAGGCCCAGAGATTCTTTGTTTTCAAGAGAAACTGCAGAGGATATAGGTTATGGAACTCTTAATGAGCTTACCGGTATAACTCGTATGTTAACTTCTCCTATTACAGGCGCTGCTCGTTCAGTATTGCCGACGGAAACTATAGGACAGGCGATCTCTGCTGTAACTCCAGAAAGCGTAAAGCGGCTGGCTGCTGAATACCCAAGGCAAGCGCAAGCAGTAGGAAACGTAGCAGAACTAGCAGGGCTTAGGGGTTCTGGTACGCTCTTTGGAAACGCCATAAATACTTTGGCAGAAAACCTGCCTACTCGTATTGATAACTTCTACCGTTCTCCAGATCCTGCTAGTAAACTACAAGCAGTCGCCGGTCCTGCTATAGGTGCCGTGCCAAACACCATGTACGAAATGTTTTCTCCTGAGGCGATAGCTAAAAAGCGAGTCATAGGTACAGGTAGAGGTAGAAGGCAGGAATACGTTACTGACCCTAAAGCAGCAATCAGAGAAGGCAGCATGAGAGAAAGTGCCTTTATTGATGCACAAAAGAAGAGACGTATGACGCCTGACCGCGACACCGTGGTAGGCAGCTCAGTTGAAATGCAGCGGTACGTGGAAGACGCTTTTGACATGGCCGACAGACCACGGGCTAAACAGGCGGTAAAAGGAACAACAGACGTTCCTGAGGTGATCCTAGACAGAGCCATGAACCACCTGTACAAAGTACACGACACACCTACAACTCCCGGCGGTACACAGCTTGTTGTTCGTCGTCAGGAGTCAGGAGAAAAACTACAGGCGGAAGCCTTAGGTGGTAGCACTGCTACTCCTTCTCTTGTCCTGCTTTCGAGTAAACCCACGATAGACCTTGCTAGAAAAGCTTTTCCAGACATGGACGACAAGGACTTCTACGGAATGATTCGTACTGTAGGCAACGCTTCGGACGCCCTGAAGGTTCGAGAAGCAGTGTTTAAGGAAGTCCTACCTAAGAATGTCCTAAACACTACGTCAGGGGCCGTAGAAAAAGCTAGGTTTATGCAGGACTACTTCAAGGCCAAGCTTGCAAAGAACCCTAATGAGCGACAGCAGAAGATCTTGGACTACTTTGACGGACAAAAGAAGTTAGAAGTGAACGAAGTAGCAGACGGTATCTATTCTTACTCTGCGTCTCACAGGTCTACTGCTCAGGACTTGGGTGGCGTCAATGACTTCATCGCTATCGACGCAAACACAAACACAGTTTATACAATGATTTCTGACGGTCATGACCTCTTTGGTATGGACCCTGTAGGCGGCACGTCGTTGATTAATGTAGTGCCTATGGAGTCCTTCAAGATTGGAACCAAAGGAAAAGCTTCTACCCCGCGTACATCAAAGGTAGAACCTAATGTTGCTAAGATAGAAGAAATCACAGGTATTCCAAAAAGACCAAAAGAAAGCAACCAGCAGTATCAGCAAAGAGTCATGGTAGAGTACAAAGGTGATCCAACTCGTGCTGACTACAAAGAGGCGCTGGGTAACATAGGACGCACTGGTATGCTTACTGGCGTCTTAGCGTCTAAAGAGGAAGAAGAAAGGCGCTAGATACGCTCTAGCACCCACTTAAGGCCCATGATCTCACCTCTGATCTCGTTGTTGCGAGCAGCAGGTATAGACTTGGTTAGTTTGTTCTCAAGTACTCTTATGCGTACTTCGATGTCACGTTTGATGTTCATAATCACACCTTGAAAGAACGGGGGCGCTAAGGCCCCCTTTTGTTTACAACTCGCAGTTATTACCTGTACAAGCCAATTGTTGTGACCCTTCGGTCATGTCTGAGTTCTCAGAGATGTTCCAGTCAATGGTCTCTGGGAACGCCTCCTTCAACTGCTCAAACGTCTCCAGA